CGAAGGCGCGGGCGGCGGTGGCGCGGGCGGCGCGTCCGCCGCGCGCCTGCTCCTCGGCGCGTGAGATGTCGCCGAGCCCGGCCTCGATGACCTGCTGCTCGTAGGGATTCATGTAGGCGCCGATGTCGCGCCCCAGCACTGAGGCGGCGGCGGCCGTGGGCGCTGCGCCCGGCCCGCCGATCTCGCGCGCGGCGAAGGTGGTCCCGAGTTGTCCCGCGGCCACACGCTCGGGCGCGAACTGCGCACCGACGCGACCGGCGCTGACCATGCGCGGCCCGCCGCCGAGCGCCGCCCCGACGCGCTCCGCGCCGATGGGCGCCGCGCCGAAGGTGGTCCCGATGGCGCCCGCCCCGACGCGCTCCGGGCCACGGGCGAGAGACGCCCCAATGGGCGCCGCACCGAACTGCGTCCCGACCTGCCCGGCGCTGACGCGCTCGGGCTGGAATCCCATCAGGCCCTGCGCGCTGCGCGCCGCCGCCTCCACCTCGGGGACGAAGCCGCCCTCCTCAGCGATGCGCCGCGTCGCAGCCTCGCCGGCCATATAGTCGCGCGTGAACGGCGCGACCATGAGGCCGGTGTAGGGCTGGTACGGGATCGCCGCGACCTGCTCGGCGAACTGCAGGTTCCGCAGCACGCTGTCGTAGATCCTCGGGTCGATCTCGGTGGTGGACTTCTCGGTCTTCTTGGACTTGAAAAGATTGCTCATAGCTTTTTCTCGAGCACCACTGCGGTGCGTCTGTAACCCTCAAGCGCCCGCTGCCAGCCCGGGCGGCCCATGATCAACATCGTGTCGCAGCCGATGCTCCGCGCCCATCCCTCGATGGCCGGTCGTATCACGTCGTCGATCTCTCGCAGGTCGCCCGCGCCGATGATGACGGTGAGCTGCTTGATGCGCGGAAAGACGTCGATGGTCGAGACCACGCACGAATCCTTCGACGCCCAGAACTGGTATTCGCCGCGCGCGATGCCCTCGAGCACGTCGCGGTAGTTCATCTGTCCGTAACCCTCGGCCAGCGCGCGCTCGATGGGCTCGCGGAAGGGCGCGATGTGCTCGATGCCCTTTATCTCCCTCACCGCTCACCCCCGGCCACGGCCTCGAGCCGCATGTTGCCGACGCGCCAGTCCGTCGCCGGCGCGGCGCCCGTGACTTTCACCTCGACCTGCCGCCCGGTGAATCTCACCGGGGTGTAGATGGAATCGATGGTGTAGCTTTTGGTCGTCTCGGCGCCGTTCGGCGCGAACTTGCTGATGAACTGCAACGAAACGGAGCCCATCGCGTTCTCGTCGGCGATGACCTGCCGGGCCACCATCAGCCGTTCGCCGTTCCCGAACTCCAAAGGGCCGCTGCGCGCGTAGGGTTCCACGCCGTCGTAGGTGACGCCGACTTCCTGCTCGTAGACGTAGCCGTCAGGCGAGACCATGAGGGGGTAATTGAACACGCCGCGATCGGTGCCGGCGGTGCGCGCGAGGCTACCGATGGACCAATGGCCCTCGCGGTAATTGTACGACACATACGAGTCGCACTCGTTGCTGGAAGCGCTCGGATAGAACCACCACACCTCGCCGAACTGGTTGTTGGCGACGGCGTACACCTTCGAGCGCTGCTGCTGCGAGAGGTTCTTCGTCACGTAATCGAGCACGTCGCACTTGAGCGGGCGCACGAAGCCGTCGTACACGAAGAAGCCGGACGGCCCCCACCAGTAGGCGACTGATTCGACCGCCGCCACGGCCTGCGCGCTCATCACGCCGCAGCCGGTGGCGATGCGCTCGAAGCCGTAGACGAACGGCGGCCCCTGATACTGCGCCGTGTGCACGTCCACATCGGTGAAGATGAGCGACACGCCGCGCAGGCGCTTTCCGGTGACGATGGAGCCGACGCTTTCAAGCTCGAAGTCGCCCGCCTGGTTGGTGATGGCCGGGGTCCACATGGTGTTGTTTTCTTGATCGCACCACGCCACCTTGCGCGCGTTCCCGCCCGCACCGAGCGCCAGCACGAACCGCTCGGCAGTGACGAGCACGGCCTTGTTGCTGGTCGGAGCATTGGCGAGCGCCGCGGCGTCGCTTCCGGTATTGAGCTGCCACTCGTAGATCTTGCCATCCGAGTTCGAGCAGCCGAGCAGGTACTCGCCCCAGTTGTCGAGCGTCCACATGGTCGCAGGCGTCACGCTGCCGGTGTCGGCGCGCGGGGTGCCGTAGGAGAAGAGGCCGTAGGGGCCGCCGCCATAGCCGAGATTGAGCACCGCATCGGCGCTGCCCGCCGTAAACCCCGTCGGGGTGATGTCGGTGATGGTGCCGGCCTCGTTCATGGCGTAGAGGCCGCTGTGGGTGCCGATCCCGATCCAGCGCGCGGTCCCGTTGGTGCGCCACGCGAGCAGGCCGCGGCACTTGCCCGTGACCTGCCCGGTGGCGCGCTTGCGCCAGCCACCGACTGGACGCATGGTGTTCTCGTACCAGCGCACGAGCGAGGCGTCGCGCCAGCGGCCCTTGCTCTGGTAGTCGGTGCCGTTGCGGTACACGCCCGGCGGCAGGCTGATGGGGATAAGTGCCATGTCAGTCCCTGGTCAAGGCTTGGAGCTCGGCGAAGCGAGCGGCGTCGCGCTCACAGGCGGCGAGGTGGTCGGCAAGAGCCGTTCCAATGCCTCCCGCGTCGCCGGGCTCTCCGGCGGGGTCATCAGGCGGGGCGGCATCGGGACACGCTCCGGGCAGGCCGGGGGCGGCGCGGGCGTCGCGCAGCCGACGAGCAAGGTCGCGCCCGCGGCGATCAGCAGCGTCCAGCTTGTCCGTGAGTCCACGCTCCACCTCCTGATGCTTGGCCGTTTCCGCCCTGAGAGCCGCTGTAGCGGCCTCTGCGGCCTTGGCCCTCTCCAAGTACCACTCGGCCCTGACGGCCGCCCCTGCGGCCTCGTAGCCGCTCTGGTACGCCGTCCGGTAGCCGGCCCAGCCGAGGGCGGCCAGCGCGAGCGCCAGTCCCGCCCCCAGCCAGAGCTTCACGCCGCCTCGGGCTTCTTCTTGGACAGCACCGACCACGCCGCCGCGGCGAGGGTGGCGAGGGCGCCGGCGACGGCCGCGACCGTCTCGGCGTCGGCCACACCCTTGGCGACGAGGAAGCCGCCGAGGGCGGCCACGATGGCGCGGACGATGCCCGCGATCTGTTCTCCGTTCATGCTCTATCTCCTACGCTTCGTTGATGGAGGGCTTCGCCCCCCGAGATGCGACGAGCGGCAGAGGGCCGCCCGGCGCGAGGTTCGTGGTGGGCCAGCGGTAGCCCAAGACCCGGCTGCGGTCGAAGGGCGCGATGGTCACGGCGTTGCCCTGGTTGCCGCCGAGCACCATCAGCCGCCCGGCCTCATCGTTCCCGACGACGAAGCCGACATGGCCCGCGCCGCCGCGCTCGAACACCGCGATGCAACCGAGCGCGGGCTCTCTGAGCAGGGAGCCGAAGTCGAGCCATGCCCGCGCGCGGTACCAGTGCGGCGGCGGGTTGAATCCCTCGAGGCGCATGACCGCCGCGACGAACACCCCGCACCACGGCGTCTCGTCGTCGCGCCACCATGCCTTGAGCATGACGAGCCACTTGCTGATGATCGGCGCCGTCGCCTTGCCGGGGACTTCCCGGAGGCCGAGGAAGGCGCGCGCGCGGGTGAGCCACTTCGGCTCCATCAGAGCTTCCTCAGATTCTTGAAGTGCACGGCGATGGCGAAGCAGCCGGCCGCGATTGCGATGAGCCCGGCGATGAGCGAGATGATCTCGTTCGCCTGCGACAACCACGACACGCTCGCGGCGGTCACGCTTCCGGCTGCGGCGATGTCTCCGACGCGCTCGATGGGTGCGTTCACGGCGAGCCTCCTGTTACCAGCTCGCGTGCGCGATGCGCCGCCATGTGTTGGTCGCCGTACAGATGTAGAGGTACGACGAGTCCCAGCAGATGTCTCCCGCGTTGCCGGTGTCGGTGGCGCTGCTCGGCGTCTTGGCCGTGCGCAGGCGCATCTTGTCGGCGTTGACATCGAGGACGGCGGTGGGCGAACTCGTCCCGATGCCGAGGTTGCCGGAGGAGTCGAGCGTGGCGCGAGTGATGGCGTTTGTTTGAAAAGCCAAAGACGCGTTCATTTCATTGGAAATGAAGAATGTATCGTCAACCGAGGCCGCGAAGCCCCAATAGCCTTTTCGTCCGGTAGGGTCAAAAAATGACCCGAACACGCTGCCGCTGCCCCGCGCGGTCGTGCCTTCGAGGCGGGTGTTCTCCGCGAGGCTGGACTTGCTGTGCAGCCGCGTACCCGGCGAACTCGTCCCGAGGCCGAGGTTCGTGCCGTCGAACACCAGCGCCGAGCCGGAGGTAAGCGCCTTGCTGCCGTTGAGGTACGCCACGCCGTTGGCGGTGCCGGCGCTGTTCGTGAGCGTGCCGCCCAGCGTCAGCGTCTTGCCGCTGCCGACGTTGAGGCCCACCGACGTGCCGCTGCCGGCGGCGGCGAATACGCCGTCGATCAGGTCGCTGTTGGTGTTCCACTTGGTGCCCCAAGTGTCGGACGACGCGCCGACTTCCGGCTTCGTCAGTCCCAGATTGGTGGTAGTCGTGTCAGCCATGCTTCACCTCAAGCCGCTTGATCCCACGTCGTGGGAGTGTCCGAAACTGGAGTCCAGGCCGGGTCGGGGGGCGTGCTGGCGGTGGTCCATGCCGTAGCCGGACCGCCATCTATTCTACCCCAAACATTG